TTTTCATTTAATCATCGCCAGCACCATTTTAGTAAACTAGAATGGCGCTTCGTGTACCGACGGACTGAAAACGGCTGAATATCAGCCGGTGGAGAGGATCCTAAATCCTCCATGTTATTCGATCGGTAAAGGTTAGACTTTGACCTAGCTTCTGCGAAATATCGCAGAAGCATAGACCATCCGTCTAGCTCTTTACATATCGATCGTGAACTGACATCGCGCACGCGCCATTGCAACTTTTGCAAGTTGTTATTGGAACGCCGCTGTGTTGGTAACCACTTATCAGGAACATCTATCAGAGATGGACATGCTAAATGCATATCAGATGAAGGGATTTTGCCATAAACAGCAAATAACCTTCCTACGATCAAGTCGTAGCAATGATAGTACTTCCTTCTATACAACTCGTTAGCGTAAGCTATCCAAGATGTATAGACTTCCGGGCTCGGTATGACTGACCAAACAGTTCGAAAACGAACTGGAGTGACATCAACGCCTTTATAGGCGTCCATGCCACATGATTCTCTAAAGAATCCATTGGTACAACTCTTGTCACGGTTGATTTTCAACCCAAATGACTCGAGTATGTTCATTGCGTCTTGGGCGTAAGCCTTAGGTACAATGACGTCATCACCATACACGAATATGTTCTTTCGAACATATGCATCTACAGTTGCTGATGTAAGCAAGGCCCAAACAGTGAGCGCCAATATAGGAAAGCATAAAGCTGACCCCATTGGTGCAAACTTGTTAAGCCTTAATTTGCTTCCGTCAGGTAACTGGGTTTCCAGACTCCTACAGTTAAGCAGTGCCGTTAATAACGGCTCTGGAAACAGTAGGCGAACGAGACCGACCGTTACGCGATCACTAGCCTCATTGAGGTCTAATGTCGCATACGATCCATCAATTGACCCTTTTAGGGCCAATTGACGGTTCACGGTCTGATCGGTGAAATGAACCGACTTCCTCGTGAGAGGATGTGATTCAACATGCTTCACGATGGCTCGGCCTAATCCTTGTTGGATCCACTGGAAATCCAGTGGTTCGCACGAGATGAGGCGGGGTCCGCGTGAATCCTTCGGGACGAGGATAACCCTCGCCGAGGACTCTTCAATCTTGATAGAATTAAATCTATCAAGGTGATCACAAACATGGCCAAGAGACGCATAGAAATATGCATCTAATGGGTATGTTTGGATGATACGTGGGGACACTCTAGTCCATTGGTACTTACCCCAGAGCTTTTCTCGAGTTGAGACAGCTCCGGGTCCGTGCCGCGGGTAGATGTCCTGGGTATCGAAACGTGCGAAAACCCGTGACAAACGGATTCTAGCACGCCGAACAGTGTCCGAGTGGCAGTAGGCGTAACAACGCCGCACGCCACTTGAAACACTAGCATCAGAGCAATCAGCGCAACGCTGAAGACTCTGTGTGAGGCACAAAAGGTCCTGCTCAGTTTTAGTAAACTTTGCAAGAACTCTTTGTTCTTCATCTGGAGTATAGGGCATTTCATATTTGTAATGTACAAATAGGATTTGCCTTAGCACCTTGATGCTGTCAACGCAGGGACTTGGAAGTACCTTGCCGTCGGCAGAGAATACTCTATTGAACAGTTCACCAAGAAGTCTTGGCAACTTACTGTTATATTGCGATGAAAATCGCAAGCTAGCAGCGTCAATAGTGACATCTCCGGTCAATGCTCTATCGAGCATTTTACCGAGACGAGGTAACGTCTTTGTTAAAAAGGCGATACCTTCTTCCTGTACTCGTTTTTCTATCTTTTGGATAGTAAGACGAAGTGCACGTCGGTCGAATACTTCACTGCGTGACGTAGAGACGTCACATAGCAAAGCAGCGATGAGTTTATATTCATCTGAGCTCTTATTGGATGCCATATGGTAATCCTCTCAGAGCCATGCCACACTATGTGATACCTACGAATACCACCATTCATTAGAATGGCGCATGCAGCGATTGAATCTTCAGCTTCTCGCCTTTCGCAAAATCATACCGACCTGGTATGATCAAACGAGGGCAAGAAGTACGAAGATGAGTCGTTTCAGTAGATGGGTTGAATATAACGTACGTTCCAGGCTTTGCAACTGACCGGAAAACCGGGCAGTGCATTGACTCGAAGTGCGTTGTACCAACATATACTATTGAGTATGTTTTCATACGCATGTGAGGAGCTAAGTGAGAAACGCAGACGGTTAGAAGTGTAATAGAATTACACCGATCCGTCAACGAGTGTCTTCGCCCCAGTTCCAGAGCAGTCAAACAAAACTGTAGTCGCCGCGCCAGTTGTGGCGAGGAAAGACATCAGATTTGCGAGAACTGTTTTGGAGTCATTATAGTTCGCGACGTTCCCAATGGGAATATCAAGAACTATATATGCTGAGGTTTTGACAGACTGTGTAGTATCCACGCCACCTTGAGCTGTAAGCTCAAATTTGACGAGGCTACGACGCCGTCGCGAAGTACCCGACCCGATCTCGGCGTGTGAAACGCTAAGTCGGTGGGGGTAACCTGGGAGTTCGGTAAGTTTACCGTACTCGCAGGCACGTTCACTGCTGGAAAGGCGCTGAAATTCAATTTCAGCACCAGCAGCGTCCTTGATTTCGTTCGTTACTAGTGTGTTTGCTAACATGGCAGTAGTCCGAGATAAACGTCTCGGAACGGTTGTTGTGTTATCTACGTTGAGCTCGCGACCATCTCAAATATGAGAGGGCGCCGGCTAGACTAAACTCTTTCGGGCTTAGTCCAGACGTCTCAATTGCTCTGTATAAGTCGGGAATGCCGGGGACGCGTTTATACACGTCTTCGACATGCCGACCCGCTAGGTAGCCTGCACTACCGGGATGACCTTGCGTATTGCTGATGTTTACAAAACAGTCAGTGATACGATTGATCTTCACGGAGTACAGGTACCCGTATATGATACATGTTGGTTCCAAGTTTCGCTGTTTAAACTGATCGAGCCATCGGCCTACGCCGAGGACCCAATCAACAACGAAACTCCATGGTATGGCATTCCAAATGATCGCAGGGTTAAGATTAACCCCTAGAGCATCTAGCATGCCACGCATCTGCGCTTGTTCGCGTTCGTACTGGTTAAACCAGTAACGATACTCGATCATCGCATGGAACGACCTATCGTAGTAGATCATAGATCTACGATCCTTCGAGGAATAGCCATCCATAAGATATGGATGCCCCGAAGGCACGCCTATAGCGTGCGAAGCAGAGTACTCATCCTGATTAGGATAACTCGAATGAAGAGACGCCTTAAAGTGGTGTCTTTTCAGTTTGAATTGATCCTGCATTAGTTTTTGTACCTGTTTTTGAGTTTCAGATATAGCTGATTGAACACCAGTTATATCTGACAACAACGGTAAGATGTTGAAGTTACCTTGAAGGTAAGCATCAGCACTTGCACGGAGTATCTGACGTAGTGTTTTAGCTCCTTTTCCAAGGAGCTTGGCACAGCCAGATATTGTTTTCGGCAATGACTTAAAGTCCTTTAATTCCAGCAAGGAATTAACAAGACTAAGTTTCGGTTTGATCCCAGGAAGCATACACTCTAAAGAGCGCTGCTTCAAGGTTTCAATTTCCGTGGGTTCGATGATAACATCGCCCCCAGTCGAATACAACGACGGAGCCCCCAACCATGGGGTCTCAATCGGTCCGAAGGTACCGCCCGAGACTCCAGCATACGGTCCCCACGCGATCACATTCTGCGTACAATCGTACGCATAATCTGTCGGTGGATAACCGGAGCCTTGCGCTGCATGGAAAGGGAAACCCCCTTCAGTCGGATAGAAACTACGACGCTTATAATGAGCGAAGTATTTCCATTTCGGCTGAAAAGGACCGTTTCCAAACCAAGAGTTTTGACCCTTGGAATCAGTGCTAGACTCTATGAACTTGATACGTCCGTATTGACGGGTGTATCGAGAACTATTAGGCTGGTAGCAGAACAGATGTGCAGGCCAGTTATAGCCTGTAGGAGGAGCCCAATGTTGGTGGTTATCTAAACGATGACCCCAACCCATTGAGCAGACTCTTGAATTCTGTTCTTTATCGAATCGGTACCTATTCATATACGTTAATTCGGTGAAGTATTCACCTCGGTGACCCCCACAAGGGGGT